TAGTGCCACCACTCCCTCGGTAAAAAGCTAATACTTCTGCTGCTGGCTGACGAATAGCTGCATATGTTGTTCCATCAATTTTTAATTCCAAACTACTTCCGCTTGTATATGATGCAGCATTAGATCGATTGGATGTATATATTGCACTGGTACTAATAGTGCCAACAACATCTAGCTTTACACTAGGCGAAGTTGTCCCTATCCCTACGTTGCGGCTGGTGTCGATAGCTAATCCAGTGCCAACACCACTAATACCAATGTTAAGTACCCCCGCAGTATTGTAGGTTCCTCCCTCAACACCTATCTGCCATTTTGATGCAGAATTTGTATTGTCTAAAAGAAGACCAGCAAAATTTGTAGAGGAGGAACGCACATAAACACTTGAGTAGCTAGTATCATTTACAGTAAATTTTCCGTAACTGCTTGGCGAATTCGTCCCTATCCCTACGTTACCGCTGGAGTCGATACGCATCCGTTCTGTGTTGGATGTACGCAAAACTAGCTGAGTTGTTGCTCCATCTACGGAAACATAACCAATTTTTGTAGCGGGGTCGTAAAACGTCACCAAATAATCAGCTAATGTATTTCCAAAATATATGGCTGGATTTGTTGCATCTTGAATCCAGCCTTGTCCTGCAACCTCTAATTTTTTACTTGTCGGAGTTCTACCAATACCTACGTTCTGGCTTGCATCTATGTAGACAGCATTCACCCCTGCCGTAGAGATGCCTACAGAGTTGGTAGCAGGCAAGTACATCCCGTTACCCGTAACGCTAGTGCCGGTGGGGATTAGCTTTGTAGCCGTTGCCGTGCCAGTAGTCGCTAAATTAGTCCCGTCAAAGGTCAGCGCAGAGCCTGTAGCCAATGCGCTGGTGCTGCTGGCATACGTTACACCATTAGCTGTAAAGCTAGTCAAATTCGTGCCGCCATTTGCCGTTGGCAATGTGCCGCTTACATGGGTTGTAAGGCCAATCTTGCCCCAGCTTGGTGCGGTTGTTACGCCGCCCGATATAACTGCATTTCCAGTAGCTACATCAGCAAGTTTGGATAGCGTTGTAGATGCGCTTGCGTACAACAAATCGCCTATGGCATAGCTTGTCTGCCCCGTCCCGCCATTAGCCGCAGCAACAGTCCCTGTTACGTTAGCAGCGGTTCCAGTAGTGTTTTGGTTAAAGGTAGGGAAAGAGGTAAGAGATGCCGCGCTACCAGTTGGCGCGAGTACATCAGTACCGATTACCAATCCTAGATTAGTCCTAGCTCCTGCCGCAGTAGATGCACCAGTACCGCCATCAGCAAGCGCTAAGTCAGTAATGCCGGTGATTGACCCACCAGTAATAGCAACATTATTAGCTGCTTGAATAGACATTGTGCTCAACGCACTGATATCAGCAGTTGTTAGCGTGATAGCACCAGTACGACCGGCAACTGAGGTAACCAAATTGCTTTGGTCAATCTTCTGCCACACCGAACCGTTAAACATCAACCAATCGCCTATCTGCCAATCGGTAATGCCATTAAGGTTAGTCGATCCAGCCGTTGCCGTGATGTAGTAGTACCCGTTAACACCAACACTAGATGTTAGCGTTGGCGTGTTGGTGCTTGCGTTCCAAGTCCCCTGGTAATTCAATCCACCAGAAATAGAACCCCAGGACAAGGCCGATCCATTAGTTGTTAAATACTTGCCTGAGTTCCCCGTCTGGCTTGGAATCAGCGCAGTAATCTGCGCCTGCAAACTTGCCAAGGTATCCAATACATATTGGCTAGTCCCGCCGCCGCTGCTGATAATCTTGATCTTTTCAGCCAAGTCAGGGGCAACAACCTCACCAACATTGATAGCGCGACCAGATGACAGACCAATTATCAGGCTGCCATCAAAGTCAATGTGCGCGTCAACAACGCTAACTCCGTTCTCACCATCAGTGCCGTTGCTGCCGTTTATTCCATCAACTCCGCGAGGCCCAGTAGCGCCATCGCGCCCAGCTTTACCATCCTTACCATCGCGCCCATTCTGTCCGTTCTTCCCGTCCTTACCATCCTTGATAGATGCAACCCGCTTCTCAATGACGTTACCCAAACTATCGTAACGATCACGGATGTCAGACTCAATCTTCTTGAGTGCCTGTACAACCAAATCAACATTGGCAGCTATCTTTTGCTTCTGGATTTCTTTGCTTTCGGCAATGGACTTCTGGATAGACTCAAGGACAGCCATTTTCTCGTTGTCTGTCATCTCGTCAAGATTGGGTAAAAGACTCATTTCAATGCTCCAGAGAGTTGGTCAAGAAAATCGTTCTCAACTGAACGTAAATTATCTTGCTTATTTGCCATTTGCAATTCAACAATCTTAGACTTGTTCTTGATGTCGGCCTCTTTTAGCATCAACTCGGCAATCTTCACCCGCTTATCAAACTCATTGCTTTCATTACCCGCCGGTAGATTCTTGGTGCTAGATGCAATGATCTTTGCCTGTACCTCTTGTGGCATCAACTGGGTTTCAGTCATCAGCTTCTGCGCCTCGGCCCGATTTTGCTCGGCCTGCGTAGTGCTGACAGCAATCTGGGCTTGCGCCGCCTGCATTGCCAGTTGCTGCTGCATATCAGCCATCTGCTTGGCCTCTGGGTTGGGCTGGCTCATTTGATCTAATGCCGCCATCAACTCGTACCTGTTGGTGAGGCTAGAATTGTTCAAGATTCCCTTGAGAATCAGCGGCAGAACCGGCGTATTCGGCCCCAATGTCTGAAGCAAACCAATAAACTGTTGCTGCTCGTACTCACGGGCAATGATGCCAAGGGTAGCGGTAGGAATAAAGCGCATATCCACGCTCGGATAACGCTCTGGGTCAAACTGCATATACCGAAACGCAGCCTTTTGGATAAACGGAATCAGGAAATCCTCTTGGAAGTTTACCAGCGTCCGCTTGTACTTCTTGATGATCGTAGCCACCGCCATCGACATTCCGGCGCCATCGCGGTTGCCATTGCTGACCATGCCCTGGCTATCCAGCGTACCCGTTGCCTGCAACAACATACGCTCAAACTCTTTTGCCGTATTGATGTTGTTAAGACTTGTCTCGCCAAACTTGAATGGGTACAGAATCTCGGCAGGGTTGCCGTTGACCATGAACGCCTTGCCAGGTTTGACTTCAAACTTAGCACCGCGAGGCAACCTGGTTGCATCCATCCCCATCATGGGGCTGGTAGTCAGCGCCAATGAATCCAAATGGCTACGCACTTGCGCGTCAATCGCCTTTTGCATGTTGTACGATTTCTCAACCGTACCCCTGCCCAGCAAACGGTTAGGAACAGTGTCATCCTGATAGCTGATGATAGGACGGTCCTTCATCATGTACGGGTTTTCTTCAGCTTTGAGCAATAACCCGTCATTGGCAATGACAACAATGGCCTCCACCAAGTTGCTGTACTCATCGGCAACAGAATCCTGTGGGAATAAGTCCTCAACCTCTTCCTCTTGCACCGCAGCAAGGTACTCGCGTGGCACCAGGCCATAGTACGTCAGCAAAAGCACTTTCTCATCCCGATACTGACTCAGTTCCTGCGTAGGCTCAAGGTCAGTATCCTCGTAGGTAGTGGTAATGTTCACCTTGCGGTAGATACCCTTTTCGATGCCCTCGACAATCTTGTGGATGGAGACATACTTCTCAATCGCCACGCCCATGCAGTCATCAATGCTCGTCCCATTGGGATCAAACAAGAAATTCTTGGGGTTAACAGGAACAATCTTGACCGCAATCCGATCTTTTTCTACCACGCCGATAGCCGCTTGCGTTGGCTGCCCTGGCATAGTATTGGTCTGCCCTGGCATAGGCTTAGTCGCAGGCTCAAATATCTTCTCAGTCTTAACAATGATCTCGCCAATGCCGGTGCCGTAGATTTCAGCCATCAACTCAATCTGGTCAATGGATTTCCTGATCTTGTCCTGCTTGAAATCCTCCATCAACTGCGCTTTTAACGCCTCAACGTCTAAAGGATTCCCGTCTACATCCTTCAAATCGTCCTTGATGTCAAAGAAATCACCCTGACCAAAGATAGCTTCCATAATCTCAGCGTGGCGGGTCTCAACGGCTTGCTGCGTTGCCGGTGTAACTATCCTCGAACGCTCGGAATCTCGGGTTTTGTCCTCCGCAGCCCACTCGCACCGAAAGATACGCTCATATTCCAGATAACTATCCAGAAAATTGGTGTTGCGGTAGTCGCGCCAACGGTCACAGTGGTCAACAACAAAGGCAGTTAACTCTTTGTCATTCTCGGTTGGTTCTTCAAAATCCATATTAAATCCCCGCAATTATGTCCATCGGCTCCCACTCGTCCTCGGCCTCCTCAAAGTAGCTGGTCACCGCCAACTGATCCATGTAGGAGAGCGCATCTGGAAGGTCATCGTGT